ACTTTGTAAAAGCAAATGCAGAAACTTCTGCTGCAGGACTTGCCAAGATCGTTCTGGACGATAAACTTCGTGGGGCAGATCCAAACCCTACAGGTGCCAATGCATATCCTATTGTTTCACTGACTTGGATTCTTGCTTATCCTGAATCTGCTCCTGGTGTTAAGGAAACTCTTCGTTATATGCTGAGTGAGAAGTCGCAAGGTCTTTCAGATTCTCTGGGTTATGTACCTCTCCCAGAGTCTCTTCGACAGAAAGCACTTGCTGCCGTTGACACTATTAACTAAAAACCGTATAATGGGGAACTATTGTTCCCCTTTTTTTATGAAAAAGAAAGTACAAAAAATGTTGGAATGGTTCTATGATGAATCTGATAGGGGAGAACAAAACATTGCCGAATGTAAAACTCTCTATGATCTTGTAGAACGTCTTCAGTATCGTCTAGAAGATATGGAAAATGAACATATGCAACTAACCCGTGAAATTGCTAGATTGCAAGGTAGACTAGATACATTGGAATCTCGGTTGCCTAATGAAGATTAACCTTTGGTATTCAAAGAGTATGCAGCAGTGGCGTTGGACTCTATCTGAAGAGTTCAAAAATGGAATTACAAAACTAGAACAACACTCTGGTCAAAGAATCTATCTACGTGATGCAATGGAAGACGTTGCTGATACTGTAGAGTACATGTTGGAATCTAAGAATAAAAAAGATAAATAACTGAAAACTGAAGAAGTTCAGAATAATACAATGGATAGAATAAAGGTAAGGTGCCGCTCTTGTGGAAAAGAGTTGACAAGCACAAGTAAGGTGCAATGTTGTGGTTGCCCAAATCAAATGATGATAGTTGATGATAAGATTGGAGCAGTTGACTTGGATCAAGTTGTTATGTTAAACTCTAATCAACCCAAAAATAAAAGGGGAGTTCTGACACAGCAAGATATTGAGTGGCAAGAACAAAGAAGACAACGTAAAGTTCGCAAACTGAACTTCGAAGTCAGATAGGAAAGGTGACCGAGTGGTTTAAGGTAGCAGTCTTGAAAACTGCCGTGTTAGTAGCACCGTGGGTTCGAATCCCACCCTTTCCGTTAGGAAACGCACACAAAATTGCCAAATAATGATCACTGACTATTATAGCTAGTGTGTAGTTTAAGGTAAGACAATGGACAAAACATCCTACGAAAATTGGGAGAGAGTCAAGGAAGCACTAGAATCATCAGGAAATACAGACAACTTTTATTATAGAAGAGCTTGTGCTATAGTTTCTGGAGGAAGTGATCCTATGGAAAATCTACCCAATGTCTCACAGGATGGATCAAATTAAACCAACTCATTGTATCACTCGTGAAGAGTGTCAGGAGATGATTGATGATGCAATACGCAAACACAATCGTAATGCTTCAATTATCAGTTTCTGTGTTGGGTGGGTTGTTCTTGCACTTTTTGCCGAGGGTCTGCTTCGACTTATTGGAGTAGTTCCTCCACTACTACCATGGCTCAAAATCACATTGTAGATTGGATCGGAGTTATACTAGCACTACTTTTTGCTGTGACTATGTTCTGTCAAGGACATGCGATTTTTCATGGTAAGTATGGATATAAACATACTGAACGTGAAAAGAATAAAATGATCAACGTCCGTAAACAAGTCGAAGATCTATTTAAAAAGTAAATGAACCAAGACGAAAAGAGAGAGTTCTACAAGGGACTCAAAGAACGCATCAAACAACTTAGAATGGAACATCTTTTTGAAGAACCATGTCCTTTATATGAGGATGATAATGAAGACAATTAATTCCTTTACACTTTCTATCACAATTTCAATTATTGATTATCTTTATCGTGGTAGAGATTATCAAAGGTTTTGGGTGCTTGAGGAGATTGCTCGGGCACCTTATTTTGCATTTTTAAGTGTCCTACATCTAAGAGAATCATTAGGATTACGTGGACCAGAACACATTTATCTAATGGAGGAACATTTTGCTCAAACTCTTAACGAAACCGAACACCTGGAGTATATGGAAAGCAGGGGTGGTAGTGCTTATTGGATTGATCGTTTCTTTGCCAGACACCTCGTACTTGCCTATTATTGGATCAATGTGGTTTATTACTGGTTGGCTCCTAAGTCTGCATACCACTTGTCATATGAAATAGAAATTCATGCAGCAGAAACATATGGAAAGTATTTGGCACTCAACGGTCATGATGAAAAGATTCTTGAGATCTTAAATGATGAATTGAAGCACTCAACAGAACTACATAAAGCAATGGAGTTGATTAAATGAAAGTAGGGATCATCGGATTGGGCAGAATGGGCGAGGGTATGTCTCGTCGTCTTATCAAAGCAGGACATGAAGTATGGGGTTACAGAAACAATTATGCAAAAGCTGAAGCGCAATTTGAAGCGGGTTATATCAGTGGATGTACCACTTCTATTCAAAATCTTGTTCAAGTAGTCGGGTCAAAAGGTCCCGGCGTTTATATGATGGTTGTACCAGCAGAAACTGTAGAGGATACACTTAATGAGCTACTACAATTTTGTGTGGAAGGCGATATTATTATTGATCATGGCAATTCCAATTTTAAAGACTCTAGACGCAGGGCAGAAAGGATTGCTAAACTTGGCATCCAATATCTTGACTGTGGTACTAGTGGTGGTGTTTACGGTCTGGAGCGTGGATACTGTCTTATGGTTGGTGGTTCAAATACTGCAGTATCCGTCTGCTCTCCTATCTTTAGGGCACTCGCACCAGGCATTGGATCTGCCCATCGCACTGATCCTTTGAGTCGTGAAACATCTGCAGAGCACGGATGGTTGCATTGTGGTCCACCAGGGGCAGGTCATTTCGTAAAGATGGTCCATAACGGAGTTGAATATGGAATCATGCAAGCATACGCAGAGGGATTTAATATCCTGCATGAGGCTAATGCTGGGTCAGCATACGTTAAGGAGGGTGATGCTGAGGTGGCTCCGATGGAAAATCCGGCAGACTATCAATATGATATTGACTGTTCTGAAGTTGCTGAGTTATGGCGTCGTGGTAGTGTGGTTGGGTCTTGGTTGCTTGATCTTACCGCTGATGTACTACGGAGCGATAGAGAACTTAGCAAGTTCGATGGAGGAGTATCAGACAGTGGTGAGGGTCGTTGGACTGTTCACACTGCTGTGGATCTTGGTGTACCCGCTCCTGTCATCAGTAGTGCGTTGTGGTCACGTTTTGAGTCACGCCGTTTGGGTGCTTTCGCAGCCAAGGTTTTAAATGGTATGAGAGCAATGTTTGGGGGGCATGACGTAAGATGAAGTATCAGTTGACTCTGATATTATGTTTTACACCGTTAGTAATCATCTACATAGTGATGAAATTAGCAGTCTGGATTTCTGCCGTAAATACTGAATCGGGTTATGTCAGAAAAGAACCACTACGAAAACGAGGACCATTCGTGGAAAATGCATATGCAGATGTTGATGATGAGGAAGAAGAATATGGAAATCGCACAGACTATAGATGAAGTTCTTTTTAGGTATTACTCTGATAAAGGTGAATCTGTCCCTAAATGGAAAGTTCGCAAGGATCCAGATTGGTGGATAGAATACTTACAATCCTTAGAAAAAGATGACTTTAGCTAATGCACTCACCTGGATTTCAATACCGTTTGTATTATCCACGGTATATTTCGGGATACGAAAAGGTGAAAATAACTACTACGAAACAGACAAATACGATGGAAACGGAACCGCTCACTAAAGGGATAGTTATCTTTGGAGCAACGGGAGACCTTTGTAAAAAGAAACTTATTCCTGCACTTTATAATCTCTGGAAGAAAAAGTTACTTCCAGATAATTTTGTTATTACTGGTTCTGCTAGAAGAGAACCTACCGCACAAATGTGGAAGGAATCTCTTGGAGAATATCCAGAAGCATTTTTGCATCATCTGGATTACATCAGAACAGATTTGGATATGCCAGAAACTCTGACAAATCTGCCAGATTATCTGGAAGATAATACTTACTTCTTATCCGTACCACCAGAACGTTATGAGAATGCTATCGTCAATCTCAAAGAAGCAGGAAAACTCGAAGACCCAGACAGGTCTAGGGTGGTTATCGAAAAACCCTTTGGATACGATTATAAATCTGCTGATAATCTACAGTCTGTGGTGGAGCGACATTTACGCGAGAAACAAGTCTATCGCATTGACCATTATCTTGGCAAAGATACTGTTAATAACATTCTCGCTACTAGGTTTAGCAACATTTTGTTGGAACCACTTTGGAATCGTCAGTACATAGAAGAAGTACAAATTTTTGCAACTGAAACTATCGGTTGTGATGGACGAGCACAATATTATGAAACTGCTGGTGCAGTCCGTGATATGTTGCAGAACCATATTTTACAGGTTCTAGCACTGGTTGCTATGGAACCACCTAGCAAGATGAATGCTAGGGAAGTAAGACGTGAGAAGACAAAAGTACTTGCCGCGACTAGACTAGGCACAAATCTTATTCTTGGACAATACGATGGATACCGTAATGAAGAGGGCGTTGATCCTCGCAGTTCCACTCCTACCTATTTTGCTGGTACTCTATTCGTTGATAACTGGCGTTGGGAAGGAGTACCTTTTAACGTAATGACGGGTAAGAAAATGCCTTATGGATGTGTGGAAGTAGTCATAAAACTTAAAGAACCACCGTTAAAATTGTATGAAGGAGAAATTAACGACCGTATTGTTATTCGTTTACAGCCTAATCCTCATCTTGATATTAGGATGGACATTAAATCTCCTGGCCTTAATGATGATCTTGAACTCGCTACTCTTACGCATGAATATCCCCAAGACAGAGCAATCGACGGATATGAAAAACTCTTATACGATGCAATCCAAGGGGATCAATCACACTTTGTCCATGCCGATGAGGTAATGGAATCTTGGAGGATCGTAGATGATCTTTTATGTACTGGTACTAGTTGTCCAATTCGCACAGTTCCTTATATCTACACTGGTGGTTGGGGACCTCAATATAAAGTAGAACGTATTACTGATTGGGATTATCCAGCATGACTTTATTGTTTGTAGTAACTTTCATTACATTGCTAATTGCTGGAATGCAGTTAACATGGCCAGGTAGATACCGAGGTTAAAATGGATGATAAAGAAAAGGAGAAACAAAAAAGAATAAAAGAAATAGCAAAGCATCTTCATCCTCATGATGATGAACCAGATCCTACTGCTTATATGGGAAACTATAACTTTCCTCAGATGCTTTTTGCTTTCTGCCTTGGACTTGCAACTATGTTTGTTGCATCTGTTAATGAGATAGAAAAGTTTAAAGGTTGTCCTTTCCCAGAGTATTTCGATGAACCAAGTTCAACTGTTCGTTAGATCTGTCATGCAAACTCCATGGTGTCTTGGAGTGATGGGATTTTTTCTTGTGTTTGTTCCCATTATTGGAATGCATTTAGTTCATAAGTATGGATGGGAACACTGGGAACCATTTGACAGGCATTATAAGAAGTAGTATAATTACTTCTGTTGGGATCACTCAACTGCTGCATTTCCCTTGGTAGTTCAGGAATGGAGGCGATAGGAACTACCATTACGGGACATAGTTCAGTTTGGTAGAACGCTGCTTTTGGGAAGCAGAGGTCGCACGTTCGAATCGTGTTGTCCCGACCACTTGACTGAATAGTCACAACACCTTATAATAACTAGGTAAACCAAACACGACAATGGCACTGACTGAAAAATTCAAGATTAAAGATATTAGCACTCTCCGTGGTGCATCTAATGGTGATTTTTTCCTTGATGTAAAGAATCCGAAACTTTACAAAAAAGTCCGTCGATATTATGAATCTGAAGGAGTAGTATTTTCTGGTGATCCTCTTGATGATTATGAAATGCTGATGGAATATATTTTCCAAGATCTCGAAACTGTTGAGGTTGCTTGATGAAAGTTACTAAGAAACCTACCGTTCTTCTTGAACGGTTTCCCTATCGTTATATTCAAGTTGGCAAACTGGAAATCAATGATATGCCAGATTGTCGTATTCAAAAAGTAGATTCATATACGGGTCGTTATCGTGATATGTATCTTTGTGATAACGAAATGCAGTTGATGACTGCTATGGAAGATCATGATTATACATGTTGGTTAGATCCTGATGGTGTTCCTGCTTATCGTAAAGACTC